TCGGGAAGGACGGCGCGAACCCGCACTTTAGATCGCGGTATGCCACGCTCGGCGCAGTCCTCGACGAGGTGCGTCCGCAGCTCGCGAAACAGGGCATCGCCATAGTCCAGATGGCCGTCAACGGCGAGGGTTCCAGCATCGGCGTAATGACTCGACTTGTTCACAAGTCGGGACAATGGATCGAGAGCGGCCTTTTTATCGTGCCGACGAAATTCGACGCGCAGGGCGCGGGCTCGGTGATCTCCTATCTGCGCCGGTACGCGCTCATGGCGATGGCTGGTGTCTGGCAAGACGACGATGATGGCGAGGCGTCTGCCGGCCGCCCCGAGCAACGCCAGCCGCAGATGCGTGATGATCCCGGGCCCGCATCCCGTTCTGATCATCCGCGGAAGACCGAGGCCGAGGATGCCTACAAGCGGATCAGGACCGCCATCCAGCACGCCGGCACACCGAATATGATCGACGAGCTGATCAAGGCGAACAGCGACTCGTTTTTGCCGATCATTAAGGAAGTCAGCGAGGCGCACTACGATCGGCTGATGACCCTCGCTAATGCTCGCAAGCAGGAAATGTACGCCAGTGCCTAGCCCGCCGGCTCTGGTGTTTCGGTGGACCGGCATCGGTATGCTGCCGCTTGATTCGCGCGCCGCCGAGAAGGCGTTCCAGCTCGGGCGGACCTATCGCCTCGAGCCGTGGATGGATCGCTCGCCCGCCAGCCAGGCGCATTATTTCGCCACTATCAACGACGCCTTCGACAAGCTGCCGGCGCATCTCGCCGAGCGTTTCCCGTCGCCGGATCATCTCCGGAAACACGCGCTATGCATGACCGGGTACTGTGACCAGCGCTCGATGGAGTGCCGATCCCACGCCGAAGCTCTGCGCGTTGCGGCTTTCCTGCGGCCTATTGACGAATATGCGGTGGTGAATGTGTCCGCCTCCACGGTCGTCATGCTGACGGCCCGGTCCCAGAGCGCGCGGGCGATGGACCGCCAGACGTTCGGGGCATCGAAGGACGCAGTCCTCGGCTACATCGCCTCGCTCGTCGCGCCGATCACCGCGGTAGCGGAGGCGGCATGAAAACCAAAGATCGCGTTGCCGCGGCTGTCGAGCTAATGGACAATTTGCGGCCGTACCCCGGCAAGACCTGCGCCGGCTGTACCGCGTGCTGCTCGTCACTGCCGGTCAAGGAGATCGGGTTGCCAGCGTGGAAACGCTGCCCGCATCTCCACTCGCTCCCCTCGATCCATACGGGTTGTTCGATCTATGAGAAGCGGCCCCCGTCCTGTCGAATGTGGATATGTGGCTGGCTTGGCGCCGACTGGGCGGCTGATCTGCGGCCCGACCGCTGCGGCGTGGTTGTCGACCCGATGCAAGACCTCGTGTGGGTCGAGGGCAAGGAAATGGCGGTCGTGCGGTTCTGGGTGCTGCCGGGGCACGAGGAGGATTTTCAGCGTCAGCCTGCGCACGCGCTGATCCTTGCAGTGATCGACGCCGGCATGGGCGTCATCTGGGATATGGCTCCGGACAAGAGCCAGCAGCAGCTCGCCCGCCTATTGTTCCGCGACGGCGACGGTCGATTGACGATGGGACCGCCGACGCCTCCCACGCCCGACCAAGAGGTAGGGATGAGCGTGGGTGAGCGGTATTGGCGCGCGGCGCAACTGAGCGCGCAGAAATGACGAGCCGTTCATCTCATCTATTCGAGCGCGCCGAGGCGCTCGGCGTCGTCGTTAGCGGGTTCGGTCTGGGGGCCGACGACTTGGAGCGGTTGCTGGAAGCGGTCCACGCCCGCGAAAGCGAGTTGATGCTGCTGCGGCACGCGATCGAGCGCCGGATTGCCTCGATCTTTGGACTCGAACGCGGTTCAGGCTAGGCCGATGTCCCGCGATCACCACAGCAGATTGCCGCCGGGAATGACCCCGCGCCTTTTGACCAAGGAACAGGCGTCGGCTTATTGCGGGGTCGGCCCGGAAAATTTCGAGGCACGGGTCGGCATTCCGCCGTTGCGGGTATTTGGCAACCGCAATCTTTACGATCTGCGGGCGCTCGACCGTTGGCTCGATCGCCAATCGGGGATTGCCGAGATGCAATCCGACGACGGCGTTGATTGGTCAAAGGCGCTGCGTTGAGCGTCACTCATGCTATAGAGACGGCGACGGCAGGTGCTTGGACTCACCCGCCGCCGCCTGAACCACGCATCGAGATGGAGGCTCGACACATGGCTATGCTTGCCAATAACGCCCGGAGCTATCCCGGCGTCCAACTGATCACCAACAAAAAAGACGGGGTCACCCGCGCCTATCACCGCAAGACCAAGACCCGCCTCACCGCCGAAATCGGCTCGCCTGAGTTCCTGGCCGAAGTCGATCGCCTCAACGGCACCGGCCGCCCTGCCGACACACCGCTGCGCGGCACTCTCGCCAGTCTCTTCGAAGCATACCGCAGGAGCCCGGAGTTTCGCGGCCTCGCGATTCGGACGCGCGCCGACTACGAGAAGATATTTCTGTTCCTGCGCCCCGGTGCCGAGCGGAAGCTGGTGCTGAATTTCAAGGTCAAGGACGCGCTTGAAATACGCAACGTCGCGGCCGAGAAGCACAAGCGGCATTTCGCGAATTACTGCGTCACGGTGCTGCGTCTGGTGCTGAACTGGGCGACGCTCTACGGCTACATCGACGTCAACCCGCTCGCCGACAAGCGGCTGAAGATCAAGCGTCCGCACGGGACGCCGAAGGCGAATCGACGCTGGGCTCCTTACGAGTGCGATGTCGTGCTGGGCACGGCCGCCGGGGGACTCAAGGTCGCGATCGGGTTGGGCATGTTCGCCGGCATGCGCGAGGGCGACGTGCTGCGGGCGACCCGGCTCAATTACGACGGCGAGCGCCTGACCTGGGTGCAGGGCAAGACCGGGGCGCCGATCCGGCTTCCCGCGGCGCCGCAGTTGCGCGCCATCCTCGACGAAGCTCTGGCAGCAACAGCGGCCGGGGACGGTGTTAAGCATCTACAACTGGTGCTGGGATCGCGGGGCGAACCGTACACGCCCGACGGCTTTCGCACCATGCTGTGGAAGCTGATTCACAAGCTGGAAGTCGCGGGCGAGGTGATGCCGGGCCTGACCTTCCACGGGCTGCGCCACACCGCGGCCTCGACCCTGGCCGAACTCGGCGCCTCGCCGCACGAGATCGCCGCCATGCTCGGCCAACGGACGCTGGCGATGGCGACGCTTTACTCGCAGGAGGCCAACCGCGACGAACTCGGCGAGGCGGCCATCCTCCGGCTCAATCCGCGGGGGTAATGTTTCCATTGTGTTCTGGCTGTAAAACCAATTTTGTAAAATGGTGTAAAATTGATATTGGCCTCACCCGATAACTCCTTGAAAAACTTGGTGCCCAGGGGCGGAATTGAACCACCGACACACGGATTTTCAGGTGCAGGTTTCTTAACGTGCAATCAAACACTTACCGAGATGCCGAATGTAAAAGCCCTCGGCGGCGGGTCGGTATGCCAAGCTTGCCGGGCGTGGCCGCTCAAATCAATCTTTTGGCCGGCGCTATCAAGCCGGCGCGTCGCTCGGGCGCCTATCTTTGAAGGCGGCGCCAGGCGGGCATTGCCACCCACCCGACGCCTCACCGCAACCGAACGTATGAGGTTCGATCATGGCTTACCGGATTTTATCAGCAGCTATCGTGGCTTGTCTCACCGCCGCGTCATTGCCGGCCTTTGCAGCAGACAACGGCAACGGAACGATCACCGAAACGAAGTGCAAGCTTGCCCCGGGCAGGTCGGTCTGCCAATCCACGACCTCTGAGAGGCCGGCTGGCAATGGATACGGGCCGCCCAACTCGACCTTTGGTGCCCCGCAAGACCCCGGCTATGGCCCGCCGGGGCGGGCCTATAACACGCGCTGAAACAACGCTACTGGCCTGCCTGGGCGCCGCCGAGGACATACCCGGCGATCGCCGACAGCGCCGCCAGCGTCGCCTCGCCGGAAATCTTGTCGCGCACGCATAGGATGGTGATCGTAGGGATGATCAGGAACAGCACGATCGCCCGAGAGATGATCCTGCCCTCGATCATCTTGCCTACGGCGCTGTCGCTGCCGGGGGAGTAGAGGATGCTCCCGAACACCACGATGCCGGACACAGCCACGAGCACGCCCACCATCGCGAATGTCGCCCAGATCAAGCGGTCGTGGTTGTCCGGCATTCATGCGTTCGGAAATGGCGCCGTGGGCGGCGTAAACGCGCCGGCATAGCGGGCAACGCCTTTGGTTATGCGTAGATCATCAAGCTGACCGAAGAAAGTATTCGTGCCGGTCGAGAGATCGGCAATCGCTAAAAACGTCGTGGAATTAAAAAATGTCGCAGCCACCGTAGCCGACGCAATCACAACCCCGTTGGCGTAAACCCGGAGCACATTGCTGGCGTCCCGGTCGGCGGCAAAATGAGTCCAGGTGTTTAATGTTACAGTATATGCCCCGGATACGGCCACGTTGGATGTCCCGGTCGTGCTGTAAGTAAACACAAGGTTGTTACCGTTAAATCCTAAATACCAATTCTGCGAGCCGGAACTGTATTGCCCAACCAATGCGTCAATGCCGGTGATGGCCGTAGTCGGCCGCGCCCAAACCTCGACGGTGAATTGGCCGGCGCCAAGATCCCAATCGGCACTGTCCGAAAGCGCGAGGCTTTGGCCGGTCGCACCTACCGATGAAACCCCGAATTTCTGCTGAGCCGTCGTAAGCGACAACGTCGCGGCGGAAAACGTGTGAGCCTTCGATGAACTATCGACGAACGCCGCCGCGCCGGTCGCCCCATTTGCTCCCTCGAAATGGCACAGCAGAACGACGCTGGCGAAATTTGGGTCGGTCGCGACAGTCGGTGCAAACCAAAACGGATTGAGCAGCATCAGCGGGTGCCGATTAGGGTAACCTTCAGCCCCTTGGCACCGGTCCCGGCAGCCGTTATGTCGATCGTGATCTCGGCGTCGTCGGCGAGCGCGGCATCGGAGATCACGGCGGGCGTTGCTGCGGTCGTGCTGGTCTTTTCCGTCGCGTCGATCGATAGCGCCGTCGATAGGATCGTGGTTCCGCTCTCTTTGATATCGACGGTGACAAGGCCCGAGCTGCTGACGGTCGTCAGGCTGGAGCGCACCGCTGTCAGGGTCAGCGCAAACGGCATGCGGAAGGTTAGCTTCGCCGTGCCGGTGGTTAGCGCCGTCGTCTCATCCGAGGCCGCGACTTCGATCACCTCCTGCTTCAGCGTAGCAATGCTAGTGCCGCCGTCCGCGATCAGCTTGCCGGTCGTGCCGTTGTAGGTTGCGAGGTTGCCGCTAGTCGCGCTGCCGGGCCCGACAACGTCGCCAGCGCCGCTAACGCCCAGCCACTTGGCGCCGTCCCATTTCCACGACGCGGCGCCGACGGTGTAAATCTGGTTGGTGGTCGGCGCGTCGGGGAAATTGATCGCCATCAGTGCCTCGCCTGCGGCGCCAACTGCGCCCGCAATTCGTCGATCTCCCCTTTCAATGTCTTGACCGCGTTCAGGAGAGCGTAAATCAAGTTGCCCGGTTCCAGGCAGTCGACCGGCACGTCTTCCTTGCCAGCGACGGTCATTGTCGTTTGCCCGACGATCTCCGGCACATGCGGCCTGACGTCGTCGGCGATCAGCCCAAAGAGCGGCTTGGATGGCTCGTCTGGCCCGGCAAACGGGGTGCCGGCGCGGTAACGGAACTCGACCGGATTGAGGTTCAGCAGGGCATCAAGACCACGAGTGTACGGCGCGACATCCTGCTTGGTTTCCAGCCCCGAGATGACCGCCCAGGCGCCGGAAAGGTTGCGAGTATTGGTATTGTCGATGATCGCTTTTACCGCCCCTGGTGCATTCCAGGTGTCCACGGCATGGAAAAAAGTGCCGCCATAGCCACCAATGCTCAGACCCGACGTGCTGTCGAGATTGCGCCCGATATAGATCCCCTGCGTCGTCGCCGCGCCTCCACTGCCAAAGCCGATAACGCCGTCGTTCGCAGTGGCGCCGATCTTGATGTTGCCGCCTACGTCCAGCCTGTCCGACGGCGCCGTCGTGCCGATGCCGAGACGGTTGTTGGTGTCGTCGAAAAACAAATTGGCGTTGTCCTGTCCGAGCGCGCTCGTCGTGGTCGCGAACGGGATCGAGCCGACCGTCCACGGTCCCGATGGTCCCGCCGGCCCCGTGGCACCTGTCGCGCCCGTTGGCCCCGGCTGGTTGCTCGAGGGCACCCATTGCGACGAACTGCCGTCGTTGTAGAAGAGATATAATTGGCCGCCGACGCTGTCCCACCACAGCGCGCCGGCAGTCGGCGAGCCCGGCGGCGTGTCGCTGATCGAGATGCTGGCGCCGCCGCCCGCCGCAGGCGCCCATGCCGGGTCGGCGCTAGTGCCGTGCGTCGTCAAGACGTTGCCGTCGGTGCCGGGGGTGAGTGAAGCCCAGCCGCCGGAGCCGCGATAGAGCAGGTTGCCGCGCACCGCGCCGAATACCGCGTCGAGAATTGCCGTCATCGTGTTGGCGATCGGCACCGCGGTGCTGCCGCTGATGTTGGCAAGCAGCCGCTGATTGGCGATGGTGTCCAGAGAGATCGTGCCGGTCGTGGTCACCGGCCCGCCGGTCAACCCGGCTCCGGTTGCAACGCTGGTCACCGTGCCGGTGCCGCTGCCGATGGTGGCGTTCTTCCAATAGCCGGCGGTGGCGTCATACGCGAGCAGTTGCCCGTTGGTAACGCTGGTCAGCGTCACGTCGGTCAGCCCGTCCAGCGCGAGCGTGCTGCCGCTGCCACCGATCAGCTTGCGATAAACCGGCAGGCTGGTGCCGGTATCGATCGCCGCCCAATCGAACGTCGCGGCCGAGGTGTGCGGGATCATCACCGCGCCGAGGCCGCCGTCCGGCGCGATGAAGAAATCCATCTCGTTGTAGGCGATGCTCGGCGCCCAATTGCCGCGCCAGGTCGGCATCGGATAGGTGATCGCGATCGGGCCGAGCGTGTCGCCGTTGCTCAGCCCCATCGTGAACGCGGAGCCCTCGATGTTGATGGCGATCGGCGCGATCGGCTCGACGGGGTTGTCCTCAATCGTGGTGACGCGGGTATCGACATCGTGGAAGTTGCCGTCGACTTCGGCCGGCGACAGGTTGCTGCCCTTGCCGCTGCCCCAGGCGCCATCAGTGCGGTAAACGATTGTCATGCTGCCAATGCCGTTGCTGGCGTGTAGTGCGGGTTGTCCGGCTCGTCGAGCGGCGGGTCGGTGGCCGGGTCGGCGATGTCCTCGACGGTAAAGCTCAGATCGCTGCCGTAGTGGCCGCGCGCGAACTGGAAGGTGCCGCCGTAGCCGCGGTTAGCCACAAACGTCTGCGGCGCCCCGCTCCGCGCGAAGAAGAAGGCCGGCCTGGTGTCGCCTGTTGCCGGCAGTTTCGGCAGCTCGCCGTTCGTCCCGAGCGGCTTCGGCCGGCCGGTCGTCAGATCCACGAACTTGTCGACGGTGAGTGTCGTGCCTGCCGTGTTGTCCATCCAATATTCGGCAATCGAGAACCCGGTCGGCACCACGTCTTCCATGTTCGCGTTGCTGAGAAACTGCGACGAGTTCGGCGAAAGGTCGTCGTTGGTCGGATAAGCCCACGACACATCGAACGGGAACCCGAGGTCGCCGGGAATTACCGCGGAGCCGGGATAGGCGGCGGTCCCGACGGTCACGCCGTTTACCTTGATCACCAGCGTGCCGGCGCCCGTGTCCCATTGCGCAAAGAGGTGATACCAAGTGCCGGTAGCCGGGAACGCGGCGTTGTTATCGACCAGATAGCCGAAAGTATTCGGCCCCGTGCCGAAGAACGCCTCGGCGCTGGCCGGCGAAAACTTGAACTTGTGATAGGCGTAGGTGACCGGGTCGAAGACCACCTGTGTCCTGAAATCGTTCCGGGTCGTTACCTCGAAATCCATCCAGCCGCTGAAGAACAGCGATGCCACGCCGGCCCCGTAGCCCGCCAGATCCGGGTGGAACTTAAGCCACACGCTCATCGTACCGGTCGGGCTATTGGCAACCGGCAATGCGCCGTCGCGATACATGAACTGCGAGTAATTCCATTTGACGGCGAGGCCGGCCGCCCAGTGGACTTCGACAAAATGCGTTGGCGGGTTTTCCTTGTACGGATTCGCCGCCGAGCCTTCGGGGAGCGGTGGCATCTACTGGGTGGCGTAGTTCATTTTGACTTGGCTCGTCGACCCGCCCGTGGCGTCGATAAACTTACCCGCCGGGGCATCGGGGTTCATGCCCGGCGGCACCTGTGCCGAGGTGTTGCTGCCCGCCTGCGACGCCAGGGTTTTTTTGTTGAAGCTGACCTCGGTCGGCCGGCGGTCGATGATATACTGCGATGAGTCGTCAGGGTTCTCGATCCGCACGTCCTGGGTCTTCCGCCCCCACTCGGTCCAATTTTCGTCATGCACGACCGTAAATCCGACGGTAGGCATCTGCTGCGGCGATGGCAGATTGCCGACCGTGCCCCAGCACAACAGCCCCGGCGGCGTCTCGCCTTCCAGCGGCACCGCCGGCCGCGGGATGCGATAGCCGCGGAACGTCTGCGACGCGGTGCTGATCGGCGGCAGGATCGCGATATGCCGCGCGTAGGAGATCCATGTCGGCAATCCGGCGCCGCCGAAGCCCTGCCCCATCAGGCGGCGGCCTCCAGATCGATCAGCCGCGGGATCGGCAGCGGGTCGATAGCCGGCGTGAACACCGTCTGAAAATTCATCCCGGCGACCGGCACGAGCTGCACGCAGATCCGGCTCGGGTATTGCTTCAGCGCATCGACGGGATCCGAAACGGAATCGACGACGGTGATCTGCTCATCCATACCGCCTGTCAGCGTCAGCGATTGCACCGCGGTTATCTCGTCGAGCCCTTGCAGGTTCACCCCGTCGTCGACGATCGGGAAGTCGTCCAGCGTCTGGTAAGCCAGGTCGCCGGTCGGCAGCATGACCTCGGCGCCGGTCGCTTGCTGATACCCGGCGGCGACGTAGCCGGCATCGACATAGCTCGGGGTTCCGGCCGCCGCTGTCACCGTGCCGTCGCGGCCGATGGCGCAGCCGATCGTCAGTCGGACGCTGAAGTCGCCGGTTCCGCCGGCCGCGAACTCGTATGCGGTGATCTTGCCGAACGCCTCACCGCCTGGCAGCCGGTAGTCGACGATGTGCGCGTTCATGCGCAGCGTCGCGGCGATGCCGGTGGCCCACGGCACTTTGCACGACACCTCGACCGCGCGCGCCCGCCGCCGTAACTCGGTGCGGCCGAGCAGCAGCAGGTACTGCATCGAGAGGTTGCCGCGGTCGGTGTTGAGATAGCTCGCGCGCCGTATGTCGCCGATCGGCATGGCGCCGGCTTCGTCCGGCTCGGTCACGGTATCCTGCGCGTTAACCGAGATCGTCTGCTTGTTTTCCTCCAGCACCTCGACCAAGAGCGGCTGGATGTCCGCGACCATCGTGCAGAGCACCTTCTCGGTGCGCGGCCGGTCGGCGAGCCAGTTGAAATAGGTCCGCTGTTTCAGGGCAGCAATCGGGAAGTCCACAAAGTAATCGGTATACGAGTCGAAGTAGGCGAACGACGTCCCGTAGCGCTGGAACAGGGCGCCGGTCCCGGTCACCGGCAATCCGAGAGCGTCGGTCGAGCCTTCGGGCGGCGGCGCCAGTTGCCGGTATTCGACGTGATAGTTGTATGTCTTGAACGATTTCGGCGCTTCCTGGATGTAGGTGTTGGCGCTGACCTTCCATCCACCGCTGATCTCGGCGCCGGCCTTCGGCCAATCGCTCATCAGCCCGTCGCCGGTCAAGGACGAGATCACGCCCGAGCGCGGGTGGGTGTAAAGGTTGCCGGTAAAATTGAAGGCGTGGTGAATACGCTCGGTCAGGTCGATGGTGCCGGTGCCGCCCTGCGTCCACGCCAGCGTGCCCTCGATATCGACGCGCGCCAGCGGCGGCTCGGTATAGCTCGCCGAGAAATCGTTGTAGACGTGGTCGGCCTCGCCGATCGTCAGCGTGCCGTCCTCGCCGGTCAGCTCGTCGCTGTGCGTCAGCGCGTGCGTGCAGCGGTCGATATGCCAGCGCGTGCCGTAGCCGGTCAGCACGTTGTCCGGGTCGGTCAGGCCGCCGGCAATCCATACCGGGTCGTAATATGGCAAAATCTTGAGCGTCTCGGCGTAGGCCGCTTTCGTCGCGTCGAAGCCGAGCGGACGGGCGGCGAACAGCAGCCGCACCGCCTCGCCGTCGATCGACTCCGGCACCGCGGCGATGCGCCCGTGAAACAGCGGCACGATTGCCGTTCCGTTGTCCCACGATAGCCAGCACCACGCCTGCCGGCCGGTTGCCAGCAATCCCTCGCCGGGGTTGATGACCTCGATGGTCAGCCCGGCGAAGTCGCCCTCGGATTGCGTCACCGATAGCGACGTGATCGCTTCGTCTTCGCGGTTGTGGACGGCCGGGTCGAAGGCGTCGCCGTTGTTGCAGTAACTAAAAAAGAACGGCCCCGGCATCAGTGGCTCACCGCAGCAGAGGCCAAGTCCCGCCGCCGACAAGTTGGAGCAGGAAAACGATCAGCACGATGGCGGCAATAACAACGAAGATCACCTGCGCGATCTGCGCGATCGGCGGCGGCAGCGGGATCATCGACAGAACCCACCAGCAAAGCGCCAGAACGATAAGAATGATGAGCAGGGTGACGAGGAGTGACAGCATAATTTATTCCTCCAAGTCCAACGACCAGTCGGTCATCGCCCCGTATTCGTCGCGGCTGACACTGTAGTTGATGACCCGCATGGATAGTTGCGGCCGATACCAAGTCCACGCGCCCGAGGTGCGCGACGAACCGGCCACCACAGGCCGCCCCGGTGTGCCGCCGGCCGTCTTGTACCCAAGCTCGGCGATGCAATTGACCGTGAGGAGCATGCCGGGCCATACGCCGTCGAGTGCCGGCGTCTCAACGTCGTGGCAACGGATGCTGCTTTTGTATTTCCGCATCTGGCTCGGGCTCAAGTCGATCAGCGCGCCGTTGACGGTGCGCGCCATGACGCTGGACGCATCGATCGGATCGAGCGTCTGGCTGGCACCACGCGCGCTGTAGTCGGCGATTCCCGGACCGGATATTTCCAGCAGCGTATCCAGCGCCATTAGGCCAGCGCCCCCGCCATGCGCCCGGCCGACAGCATGCCGGCGCGTCGCGCCTCACGGGTCAGCCCGCCGACGATCTCGGCATCGGCGCGGAGCGAAAAGCTGCCGCCGGGGAAGTGCAGGTTGACGACGCTACCGCCGCCCCCGCCGTGAACCATGCCGCCGCCGGCAAAGCGGGGCATACCGCGCGACGGCATCGCCATGCCGCCATCGGCAAACCCGTTGAGCCGGGACAGAAAACCCGCACCCAAGCGGTTCACCGCGGCGGCGCGCATGACGAACTCGCCCGCACTTAGTCGCGCGACAATGCTGTCGCTGGTTGCCGTGCCGGGACCGCGCACCATGCCGCCCGAGGCGTAGGCGCTGTAGCCGGGCTTGACCCAAGCGTTGACGGCGGTGGCGCTGGCCTCGGCGGCGGTTCGGGCGGCGTAGGCAGCGTCGGCGCTGGCCTCGGCGGCCGACTTGACCGCGGGATGAGTAGACATCATCGATGGACTAACCATCTTCGGCGGCGGTGCCTGATAGTCGCTTACCCCTGGCAGGATCGACTGTGTCGGGAAGCTGCCGGGGCCATGCCCGCCTTCCTGGTTAAAGCTCGCCGGACCATAGCCGCCGGTCGGCCCGGTTCCGGGGCCGCGGCCGACCAATACGCCGCTGCCGCCGCCTCCATCCATCGTGGCCGAGAAGACATTTACGGTTTCCGGTATTAGCGCTGATGCCGGGGCGGTTCCGCTGCCAGCGGCAGCCGCCCCCGCCGCAGCCGTCCCGGCTTTGATACTGTCCCATAAGGACTTAAACGCCGCCTTGGTGCGCTCGATCCAGCCGCTGAAATCCGGCAGCGCAGCTTCCCAGAGCTTCGCTGAGTTGGTTAAATCCGTTCCAATGTCACCCCACAAGGTGCCGAACGCCTCCTTGGTGCGCTTCTGCCAATCATCAAAATCTCCGAGGTGGAACTTCCACTGAGCCATTCCTTGTTTAAGGGCTTCCTCGAAGTCGGCTCGACCTTTTAAAACGCTAGTTAACCAGTCCGCGAAGTCTATGCGTGTCTGGCGCGAGGCATTACCGACGCTGGCGTTTAGCTCGTTAAATGCGTCGGTTAGTTTGCTCCGCGCGGCATCCAGTGCTGCGATTTGCTTTAGACGGTCGTCCGTGGCGCCTCTTTCTGCATTTTGAAGCTCGGCGACTTTTTGCGTGACGTTTGCGATCATCTCGGGAAGTGCGTTTTTCGCCGCCGCAGCCGAGACCCCAAACAACGCCTTGGATAACTCATTGAGCTGCGCAGGGTTGAAGTTTCTCTGGGCTTGCAGGAACACTTTTGCCGCGTCGAGAAAAGCCTTCTCTTGGGCGGCCGCGTCGCCTTTGTATCTGTTCAAATGTATGCCGAGCGTCTCATAGGCGTGCGCCAGATCCAGCACGATCGGGCTCGCGCCTTTGAATACTTGGACTCCCTGTTGGATCTGTGAGTTGACGTTTCCGATGGCATCGGCGGCGCTTTGCCCCTCGACCTGCGCCTTTGCAAAGGCGGCGCTGAAACTAGCCAAGATTTTGTTGGCCGACTCTGGCGTTTCCCCGGCGGCTCCGGCGATCTCCTGCGAGGTATCGCGGATATCACGCAGGCGCTTGTCGACCTCGTCGAGATTGCTGAGTAGCTTCTCAACGCCAGTGACCGCAGCGAAGGCGATCAGCCCGGCTTTCGCCCCGCCTAGACTTCGGCCAATGCCAAGAATGGCGCCCTCGAACGACTTGAAACTTCGTTGAGTCAGTGCAGTACTGCGGCCCAGATTGTCCATTGCGCCGGTTGTCGCCCGCAGCTCTTTAGTCAGCCCCGCGGCATTGGCCGCCATCACCCCAAAAGTGTCGGCGAATCCACGAGCACCAGCGGCATCGCCGGCTTTAAGGGCAGCGCGCATTTGCTGCCCCACCAGTTTCATTTGCTCATTGAGCAGCTTTAGGTCGGCCCGCGCCTTGCTGGTATCGGCGCTGACGCTGAAATCTAAATTAGTGGACGGCACGGCTCAGGCTCCGGTCAATTCGCGCACGGTGCGTTGAATGTCGCTACCTTCGCCGCGGGCGGCGTTGGCGCCGTCGACCAAGCGGGTGGCACGCTCGACCTTCTCGCGATCGAGGCCGAGCGTCGCCCATGCGAAAACCTGCCGCGGCGTCATTTCCCAGACCGCTTCGGCACGATGGTTCCAGGCAATCAACTGTTCAACCGCGACGGCAAGGTGGGTTCCGGCAGCAGGCCGTTGACGTTGGCCCCTGGCGCCGGCTCGGGTTCGGCCGGCGCGAGGGAAGGGCGCTGCGGAAATGTCAATTTGACGACCTCCCCGGCAATGGCGATCGCGATATCGGGCGGCAGTTGTTCCGCCTGTCGCTCGTATTGCGGGTCGCCGTGATGACCCAGCCCCGCGGCGATCAGCGCGGGCATAGCGTCACTGGCGCTCATGAGACTGGCGTCGCCCTCGATAACACGGGCAAAGGATGGGAACTTGCGGCTGATCTCGGCAAGGTGCGACAAGGCCACGCCCGTCAGCTCCACCGCAGCGGGGCCGTCTTCGCTGTCGATCATGACCGTGGCGCGAGGCCGCTTCGGTACAATGTCGAGAAAGCTGATCGGCATCAGGCGGCCAGCAGGGCGAGCCGCAGGTTCTCCGCGGTGAACTCGTCCATGACCATGCGCACCGTCGCGGTCTGCTGAACCACCGGCCGGAAGTCGCGCTTCCTGATGCCGCCGCGGTGGTTCCAGTGATCGAGCATTTCGACCGCCTGGGTGAACTCGAAGACGTTGACGTTGCCGACGTCACGCGCAACCGGGGTCGGCACCGCGGTGGTCGGTTCCGGCGTCCACGTCACCACGCCCGTCCCGACGTAGTAATTGTCGACATCGGGCGCGGCTTGCGAGCCGTCCGGGTGAACCACCGTGCCGAAGCTGCCGTCGGGTTGTGCCAGCACCTCGCCAGTGACTTCCAACAGCCCGTATTCGTCGCCGATAGCATTGATGGCGGCGTTCGGGTTGATCTGGCACGACGTCAGCGTGATCGTCAGTTTCGGCCCGATGTTGTTGGCGCCGGTAAAAATCAGCTTCCCGCGTTTTTCGGGTTCGGTGCCGATGTTCAGTGTCGATGCTGCCATTGCCTGTCCCTCACCTCACGATGCTGAAGTCGAACTCTTTGATCGCCGCCTCAAGTTCTGCGCGGATCGCAGGTCGCATGGCGGCCGCCGGCCCGCGCAGAAACCGGCGCGCCCTGATATGCGGGCGCCGCCGCTGATAAGCCGCAACCGCAACCCCTGCTCTGCTGTAGACGCCGACTGCCACTCGGCCGCCGCGCCTTCCCGGCCCGCCGTATTCGAGCGCACCGAAGCGAGCGCCCAGATCCTGTGCTGCACCGCGCCCCCGGCTGATGCGGACGCGCCCGCGGACGAAGTTCGGGCGCTCGTCGACATACGCCGCCGTCGCCGCACGCAACCGCCCGGTGCGCACCGGCTCGGCCGCTCTGACCTGCGCGAGCAACTGATGCGTGATCCGGCTGATCGCCACCTTCAGCTTGGCTTGCAGGGCCGGCGTGATCTCGTCGAAGTGAACCGCTAGTTTGGTGATGCTGGACGAGTCGATGGTGAGATTGATCGGCCCGCTCATGGTCCCAGGTCGGCGAGGGTGAAGCGGTAGACGAACACCACCTGTAGGTCGATTCGGTATTCTTTCGCCTCGGCGTCCGGCTCGGGCACGACGCAGCCCTCGTAACGGATGCCGCCGTTCCGGGAGACGCTGGCGATCAGCGTCGCGTCGGTCAGGATCGCCGCCAGTACCCGGTTGCGGTAAAGCGTCAATAGGCTCCCGGCCTCGCCGCCGCCGTCGCCGCGCACCGCGACGATGATCGCCGGGCGCAATTCCATGAGCTGCACGTGCGATATGGTCGCGCCTCGGCCGTCGGATATCGGCGGCAGCCCCACCGTCTCGGCGCCGTCGAGGATGATCACCGCCGGCCGCAGCATGCCGGTCACGTCGAGCCGGTTGCGATCGACCGCGTTGATGCCGGCAACCGCACCGCAGACCGTCACCAGCCGCGACAGGATCGCCTCGCGCTGATCAGCCACGGCAGAGCAGGTTAACCCGCACGAGTTGGCCGCCGTAATAGAGCGGCGCAATCTGTTCGATATTGGATGGATCGCCGCCCAGCACGATCCGGTCGTCGCGCGACGGGATGCCGAACGTCCCGAGCCCGGTCGGGCTGATCACGACGCTGATGTCTTGGATTCCGCCGGCTTCGATATCCTGTGGACCATAGGTTCGGAACTTTGCCGGGCAGGTCACTTCGGCCGCCACGGTAATGCCGCCGGTGGCGCCATCGACTGACGTGCGCTGCAAGGTCACGGTCTGCCCGTAACCTGCAATCGCTTTATCCAGGCGGCCGATGATGGTTCGCGGCGTCATACCGTCCAAATCCGGTAAGCCCCGAGGAGGTCGCGGACGTTGGGCGGGATTGCGTTGCCAGCGGTGCTGGCCGGGCTGTAATACAGATCGATTACGTCAGTGATTCTCTCGCGGCTCAGGGTCGGGTCGCTTCCGATCGAGAACCACCGCGACGTGATCCACTCCAGCGCCGCGCTCTGCACGTCGGCCGGGATCGTCTCAAAGCCGGCGGTGTAGTCCACCACCAGCAAGGAAGCCGCCCACGCAACCGGCGCCAGCGAGCCATCGAGCCGGTAGAGGCCGCCCGTCTCAGGGAACACCTCCATCAGCGTCGGGTCGACCACGCCGCCATCCTGCGTCACCACGACAGCCGGCCCGGTGGTATCGTCGACCACGATCGGATATTGCCGCATCACCAGCGGCTCGCCGAAATTGCCCGTGACCTCGCGCAACTGATCGCGGTAGCCCTGCACCACGAATATCCGGTCGCACCAGTTATTGATCGCCTGCGAAACCGCAGCGATGTGCTGCGTCAGCGCCGCATCGTCCGACGTATCGGCCGGGTCGATGTCGAGCACCTCCTTGACCTGATCGATGGTTACCAGCGCCATGCTGGTTGCCGGCGTCACCACCCGGGTGATCCGATAGGCGTTGTTCACCGCACCATCCCGGCAAGCACCGGATACAAATCGCAGGTCAGCGTCGAGCCGTCGCTGAACCGCAGCGTCTGCAAGCCCTGCTCGTCGATCTGAAACGCCACGACTGAGGCGCCGGGCGGGCCGGGATAGCCGCGCTCGCCGATCGGGCCGGGCGCGCCGGGCGGGCCCGACTTGCCGCGGCTGGCGATCAGTTGCCAGCCATCGCCGGGACAAGCCCCTGGGGCGTCCCGAAGCGCGACAAACGACGACCCGTCCATTGCCACCACGTCGAGCGCTTCATACGCTCTGGCGGCCTTCCATGTGCCCTGGAACGCGGGTGATCGTCCATCGGTGCCGCGCTCAGCAACGCAAACCCAATCATCGTGCGGCGGCTCCTCGGCGGTGTCGCGCGCCGCGCACCAGGTCGAGCCGGCATGCGCGACCAGATCGCCGCCGTAGCTGACGCCGCGTTGCCATGCTGCCGGCGCCACAAACCTCCCTGGAGGCCCCTGGATGCCCTGTTCGCCCGGTGGGCCTGCGATAGCCTCGCCGCGCTCGCCGCGCATCCCAGGCTCGCCCTGCGGCCCCGGTGGGCCATCGCGCAGCTCGGCCAGCCGTTCGGCGTACATCTGGCGCAATTCGAGGGTCAGTGTCGCAAGGCGCGCTTCCATCTCGGCAATCGTCCGGCGCGTCTCGGCATGCGCTAACTCGCGTTCCGAGCGCCATTCCTGGCGTGCCTTCGCGACGACCTGCCCGAGCGCGCCCGCGAGGGCGTCAGGCAGCCCGCTGTTGCCGTTCATCAAAGTCGTCTGCGGCATCGATGATCTGCCCGATCATGGCGTTTTGCTGCGTCGTGCTGTCGGCAGGTGTCGTCTCGGGTTGGGGCGGCGTCGCCGGTTGCGGCGAGGGCGGCTGTAGGTCGGCGCCGTAGCTCAAGGGCACGACTTGTTGCTGCACCCGCGGCTGCGCCCCGAAACCTCCCGGCACCGCCGGCAGATCCTCGGCCGCGCGCGCCTCGTCGGGCGAATAAATGCCGCTGATCACCCCGCGCGCCAGCGCCTCGATACGCTCGCGATACGCGCTGCGCAGCAGCGCCTTGGTATCAAATTCCAGATATTCGTCCGGCACGCCGCGCAGGTTGAACAGCAGCCCGAAGGCTTCCTCGATGTGGTTGATGGTGAAGCCGAAGCCGGTGGCAATCCACGACTGCATCAGTAATTCGGTGCTGGCGTAGGTCGTGCCGCCAATGCCGAGGATCTGGAGCGGTATGCGCAATGCCAGCGCAATGTCCTGCTCGTTCATCTTCATGACTTCGGCGAGTTGCGCGTCCACTGCGGTGGTTTGGATTGGTTGAGCCTTCAGCCCGTGCGTCGCAAACATGGTGTTGCCGGCATTTTCGCCGGTCGAGCGCTCGATCCATTTCGCCCGGATCGCCTCGATCTCCTCCATTTTCAGCGCGGCGTCGGTTTGCAGGATGAAGCTGGGTCGAGACTGATTGAGATAGAACGCGAGCTGCTGCGCCCGCGCCGCCCCCGACATCGCGAGATCCAGCGCTGCCGCCAGGATCGGCGTCACACCGCGCAACGGATGAACCGGAGTGTGCAACCGGACATGCAACACGTCGCGTGCCGGGATCGTCGCGCTCAGATCGAACCGCGCTTGTGCAATCTCGTTGCCGTAGAGCGAATAGAAAATGCTGCCGTCGACCGCGACGTAGCCGATCCCGTACCGCATGCGGTGCAATTCGGTGATCTCGCCGCGGTTGTTGCGCACCGCCAGCGCAAAGCTCTCGCCGCGCTCGTAGAGGTGCCGCGTCAATCCCATCATAAAATCGGAGATGCTCTCGTAATCGTTCGGCCGCCGAAGGATGCGAGACAGCGCGCTGTTGGTGACGCGCTCGCGCCCGCCGTTATCGAGGCTGCGCCAGTGGTCGCCGGGACACATCGGCACCGTCTGCGCATAAGCGCTGACGCACGCCTCGAGCATCGCGCTCGGCCCGCCGTAGGGTTGCAGGTTGGCGCCGGTCTGCCACCAGTTCCACGGGCTGCCGGCCGGCAACCAGCCGTTCGAGAGCATGTACGGCCCCGGCCGGTATTGCCCCTCGACCGCGCGCTTGCCCCACGGCAATAGCCGCGCCAGCGAGAACGCCATCAGCGGGTGGTATATCCGGGCTTGCGCGCCGCCGGCCGCATATCGCGCGCCAGCTTCTTCAGCCGCCGCTTGACCACTCGATCCCGGTCTGCCGACAGGTGTTTCTCCAGCGGCAATTCCGGCTCATCCTTTGCCGGCTTGTCGGCCGCCTTCATTTGTCGCGCTCGCGCGGCGCACTGCGCTCGGCCCGCTCGGCCCGCGCCGACTGTGCGCCCGCCGCTGCAATCATCGTTGCATTCGACGGTGGTGCCTGCGTCGAGCCGAACGCATTGCTGGCGGTCACGACGCAGCAAACCTCATGCCCGACGCAGACCTCGTCGACCACGTAGCTTTCGCCGTTGCCGAGCACGTTTGTCGTGTCGGCGCGCCATTCGTAGGCATAACCGCTGGGCTCGCCGGTCCAGTTGCCCATCGTGCAGGTCAATGTGCCGCCAACCGTACCGGCGCCGCTCACCGATGGAATGTCGACAACGGCGGGCGGCAGATCGGTCGCCGCGGCGCCGTGGCCCTGTAGCTTCAGCGCGTCGGCCTCGGCCTGCGTCGGCGTTGGGTCAGACATTTTATTCCTCCTGTGAAACCGGCGGGGCCGAAGCCCCGCCCACCCTCAACGTGCGTTACGGTCCCCAATTGATGCCGGTGCCGATGAACTGCACCATGCCGGTGCGCCGCATCGCCCAGGAGACATTGGCGGTCATGCGGATGGCGATCTGCGCAGTCTGGAACATCGATTGTGTCGGTGTCGCCAACACACCCGAGCCCTGCGCACCCGTCGCGATCTGCAACGGGCTGGTGTCCTCCATGTGCAACGTCGCCTCCTCGCTGACGACGAACTCCGGCGCATCGGCCACGCTGACAAAATCGACGGCGTCGATCATGTAGGCGCTGCCCGCGGCGATGCTGGTGCTGGCAATCACCGTGAACATCTCCTCGAACTGAGCCGCCCATCCGAATGGAGCGCCGGCCGGGCCCGGTGCGAACACCAGTTGCTGCCGCTGTGCCGGATTCATCAGCAACGCCAGCTTGCGGCCGGCATTGGCGGCGTAGAACGGCGCCGTCAATTTGTTCAGATCGCCGAGGAACGCCGCATAGCCGCCGCCCGCTGTTGCGGTGAGCGTCGAGACGCCGTTGGTCAACCCCGCCGGCCGGGTCGTCGACACCGCCACGTTGTCGAGCAATACGCCGTCGATGTTGATGCTGGTGTCGTTGACGATGCTGTCGCGGATCAGCGCTTCGATCGCCGGGTTGCTATATGCCGCGATCTCCCGGCTGTAGACGCTGATCCCGCCTACCTTGTGTGGGTACAACGTGATGCTCGTCGTTCCCAACCTGCGAACCGGGATCGGTTGCGATTCGGCGACGAACGCACCACCGATCGATGGCGTGGCGGTTCTGCTCGGAATCTTGATCGCCCCGGAATTCGGCCCGAAGTTCAGCGCGGTCCCCATCATCGAGAGCTTCGGGAAGACGCTGTTCGGATACAGCAGGTTGACGAACTCTCCCTGAGCCAACTGCACAAGGTCGATCGCCCAGCCGCTGCCGGTCGTCGTCGCCCCGGCAACCGCGGCGCGGGTTACGATCGCCGTTCCCTCGTCCTCGGGGTAATGCTGCCGCAGTACGTCCTCGATCGGCTGGCGTGTAACCGCGGAACGCACCCGCGTCGCCAACATGCCTAGGTAGAGGTCCAGCGGGCTTCGCTGTGCGGTCGGCAACCCAAGCGGCCGCCGATTGATATTCGGCGCGGTTACTGTGGTTGCCGCTAGCTGCTGCGCCGGTCCCCGCGGCGCCATTGCCCGCTCGGCATTCTCAAGACTGCGCAGCTCGGCCTCGACGGCAACGATATCGTCCGACATCGCGTCGCGCTGTACCGGGTCTTGCTCCTCTTGGTCGAGGTATTCGGTCAAGGCGTCTCTGGCAGCGTTTAATCGTGTTTGCGTGTCCTGAATCTTCTTGCTGATGCTCATTGGAATGTCCGCCCGTGATAGGCGTTTCGTCACGGCTTGCCCGCCGGTCGTGGTCATGTCCCGTCGCCCGATTGCGGCATGCTCGCCGAAGGCCAGGGTCATGGTGTCGTCCGAGATCCCGAGGGACCGCGCCAGTTGCAATGCCGCCGGGTTGGCCGGCACGCTTACGATCGATGTTTCGAGCAATTCCTGCCGGGTGTAGCGGGTGCCACCGCCCGGCCGTTTCGGGTCCAGCGGCTCGCTCTCGATCCCGAGGAAGCCGACCGAGGTCGCTCGCAGAATGTTCTGCTCAATCAGCGACAGGATCTCGTCGGTGCGCCGGCTGGTGCCCTTCGCCGCCGGCTCGAAATCCGCCACCAGCCGCTCGTCGTCAACCCTGATGTTCTTCCACTTTCCGATCGGCTGCATGGCGCTGTGATTGAACAACGCGATCGGATTCTGCCGGAACTGATCCAGCATCCACCCATCCGGCTCGATCACGTCGCCGTAGCGGTCGACCGTCGCATCCGAGAGGACATAGCTGAGGCTCCCGTCCACCTTGCCGGCGGCGGTTTTACGAACAACTGCCATGATGTTCAGCCTTTAGAAAGCGAGGACGCTGCGCGGATGATCTGCTCGGCACGTGCCTGCGCTAGTTCCGGTGTGTCGCCGAGCGCGATGGCGAGGATCTTTTCATCGCCGAACACCGGCACGACGAAAGCACCCAACAGCCGAGCAACCATGTCCGCCTTGTTCTGCGACCAATCGCCGGTCATGCCACCATCGCCATGATGTCGAGCGGCTCGTCGGCATCGGCCGATGCCCCCCGCGCCATCGTCAGCGCCACCATCCCGTCGATCCGCCCGGCACTGCGCGCCTTGTCCAGCTTGCGGTTGCCCGCCGGGTCGGCCTGCACCCGAGCATTCGCCGCGCACGAGGTCAGCACCGGGTGGTTGCCGTGCGCCAGCTTGCCGTTCAGCAGGTCGCTCTCAAGCTCGCGCAGCGCCGGGCTCATGCTCTGCATGCCCTGCCCGAACTCGACGAACTTCGTATCAAGATCGCTGTCGCTGAAGCCCGCCTTCACCAGCCACGGGCGAAGATGCCGCCAGCCCCACCGATCGAACGCCAGCTTCCTGATGTCATACCGCTGGAACGCATCGCGCAGGTAATCCGCCACATACTCGTATTCGACCGAGTTGCCCGGCGCCGTTTCCAGCCAGCCCTCGCGGTGCCACTGGTCATACGGCACCCGGTCGGCCCGCGCCTTTGTCGCCAAGCCATCACCCGGCAGCCAGAACGTCGGATGCACCTGCCACACGCCCTCGACCTGGCCGATCAGCACCAGCGCCGTCAGGTCACTCACAGCCGACAGATCGAGGCCGCCATAGACCGGCACGCCGTCGATCGGCAACACCTCGCCGCCGCACGACGCCCACACGCTCGCCGACACAAACGGGTTGTTCGCCTCTACACGTTGGTTGAGAACGAGATTCCTAAATTCCGCCTCGCGGCTCGGCATCCGCCGCGCATCCTCCGCCATCGCCAGCACTTCGGTCGCATTCAAGAAATCGCCGAACGCCGGGTTGGCCGCCCGGATCGCCTCCTCGCCAAACGGGTCGAGCGCCTGATCGGCCGTGTAGAGTTTCACCACCACCCGCGGATCGTGCCCCGCCACCGCGTCGTCGATCAGCACCGAAAACAAATCCGCATCGGTCGGCGCCTGCGTGCTGATCACGATCGATAGCGGATCGTCCTGGGCGCCCGTCGCCGTCTCCAATGCTTCGTACAAGGTGCTGCGCGGGCCGCGGACTTGCCCTAGCTCATCGTGAACAATGAACCGCGGGTTTAATCCGAATGCGGTTGTAGCCTCGGCGCTCAGCGCTTTGTAGAAAGTGCCAAGCTCCGGGTACAATATCTCCTTCGCCGTTTGCCGGATTTGTATGAACGGATGCAGCTCCGGCGATAGCCGCACACACTGCGCCGCCAGATCAAACAACAAACCGGCCTGATCCCGCGATTGCGCCGCCGAATACATCCGGCTATTCGCCCGAGCTTCCGGCCCGCACAAATGCAACAACAGCAGGAATGCCGACAGCGCCGTCTTGCCGTTCTTCCGGCCGAAGCTGAAGATCGCCCGACGCGTGCCCGCCGGGTTGTCGTAGATCAAGCGCAGTGCTTCCCGCTGCCATTCCCGCAATACCACCCGCTTGCCAACCATGTCGGCACGTCCCGATGGCACCCGGCAGCATTCCTCGATCCAGGTGATGTTGACGCTAGACCGCGATGCGGGCATGCGGGCTGCGGAGTGTGACCGTCTTGCGTGACTTGTCATGCCTGGATGTCTGCTGAGTAAGCCGCATGCTGCGGGCTAGCAGCATCATCGCCTTGCTCTCCCGCTCCTGTAGCTTCAGTAGCTGGTTGTATTCCTCTATCCACGGCATGGTGTCAGCACTGTGGATGGTGTGTTCAATCAGTTCGGCTATGCGATTGCTATGCACCACATGCCTACAGTACTGAGCCAATAAGGGAACAGTAGCAGCAGTGAACCAATCGGATGTCTCCTGATTAACTATGCTCACCCATACCTCAACCTCTTCCTCATTCAGTTGGTGTGGTGGTTGAGGTCGCTCGGCAATATCAAGAGGTCGCGAAACCAAAGCCAACGATGAAGGCTGCCGGCCGCGTTGCTTCATTGTAGGGGGGGGCACCCAAACATCGCCAGCCGAGGCGCCGAGAAAG